TAAAAAAGCGTATATACGGATTGAAGTAGTGGGGGTAGTAGTCATGATGCTATGTAGGGGATTATTTTCTATGTATATTTATTATAAACACAATGGCTACATTTAAAATAAAGCTTGAGGATAAAGCTGCTTTCCTAAATCGTCTTGAAAAACAAGATGTACCTATGGATAGTAGTAAAATAAAAGATAATAAGCTTGAGGGATATTTTGAAGTAGATATTGTTGATCCTAAACAATTAGAAGTAGTTAAAACAATTTTAAAACAATCCCCAAAAATTAACACAATAAAAGAAATGAAAAAATCATTAACTAAGGATCAATTAAAAGAAATGATCCGTCAAGAATTACAAGGCGTATTAGCTGAAAAAAAGAAAATGAAAGATGAAGATAAAAAAGAAAAAATTGATGAACTTGTAGTTGGTAGTGGAGAGACAGGAGCAAAACAAGCTGCAGAACAACTAATGAGTGCTATTTCTAGTGGTGATCCTTTTTGGACAGGAGTAGCATTAGTAGGAGCTGTTGTTACGGGTGTATTAGCTGGTCCTAAAGTTGCTCAAACAGTTAAAGGATATTACAAAGCATTAACCCAAAAAGACCCAGCTAAGGCTGAAAAGTTAAAAGATGCTGCTGAAGAAGCAAACATTGATGTAACTGAGGTTGCTTAATTAAAATAATTAATTATCTAAAAATAGGGCGTCTTGAAAAAGATGCCCTTCTTCTTTGGAAGTATAAAATTTTTTTGGTATATTTAACCTACGAGGGTTTGGAAATAAGGGAATGAGAGAAACCGCCGAGAGGGTTGGGAATCACAAGTTATCATATATTTATATATAAACATATATTATGAAGTATAAAAACAACGTTGCTGAAAAATTAACACAATTAGAAGCAACAGCAAACAGAATTCAATTTCAAGTAAACAGAAATGCTGATCAAGATTCAACTTTAGAATCTATTAGTGATTTAAAAGAACAAATTGAAAAATTACAAGAAATTATTTCTTTAGAACAAGACGATTTTGCTCAACAATTTAGAGGATAATTATGATGTGGGTTTGGTTGTTAGTTATTCATTTAATTGAAATAGTAGCTATAGGAATATTTTTTCTTATTAGACGTAACAATGCACTTGAAAAAGCAGTTGTTGATCAACAACAATATATTGATGCTATTAGTATATTAATTGCTGATTCTGATGCTCGTCTAAGAGAACTAGATACTATGGGTGCTTTTGAAACAGATGATGAAGTAGGTACTTTCTTTAAAAATTTAAGAGAAATGCAAACTATTATTAGTCAATTTAATAATAGAAAATAATTTGGTTATGTGATTTTTCTCCCGTATATTGGGATTAAAAATTAGAAATCACAATGTCATATTACGATACTTACGGCGCTGATATATTTGCCGATGATAAAATATCCTTAACTAAACGAGGTCAACCGCGTAAACGCAAACCTAAAGAACCTCGTATCTATTTTACTCAAGACACTGAGGATGCTATAGTAGAGTATCTTATTACTACGGATACTACTGAACGTAATCGTATCTATAATGAGCGTATTGAATATGGCTTTTATAAATTGGCCGAAAATATTATTCATACGTTTAAATTTTATTATACGGATACTGATACAATAGAGGAACTTAAGCATGAAGTTATTACTTTCCTTCTTGAAAAACTACATCTATATAACCCAGAAAAAGGTAAAGCATTTTCTTATTTTGGTACTATTGCTAAACGTTATTTAATCGTCTATAACGAAAACAACTATAAAAAACTCCAGGAAAAAGCAGATGTAGATGAAACTGATGATGATCAGATGCAGTTATATGAAAATGATAAAAATATAGAAAACATATTTAATGAAAATTCATTTATGGATCAATATATTAAGTATATTGATACTCATATATATAAATTATTTCCTAAAAAACAAGACGCTCAAACTGCAGACGCAATTGTTGAATTATTTCGTAAACGTGAAACATTAGAAATATTTAATAAAAAAGCATTATACATCTATATACGTGAAATAACAGACGTATCAACTCCTCAAATTACTAAAATTATCAAAAAACTTAAGGTAATATATGTTCAGTTATATAATGAATATTACCAACACGGATATATAAAAATCTAATTATTCATATTTATTGATAAACGCAATTTATGTCTAATTTTGACGACGTTACATTATTTGGTAATACATCCTTATCCGATTTATTTAAACAAATACATAGAAATAATAAGGATATTGACAAACAAATTAATGAACTTATAGATAATATTAAGCCTCTAGCAACATCCAATGCAGGTTCCGCTGTAATGTTAATGCCTACTGTAAAGGATTTAATTGATGTTAACGTAAAAAATAATGATCAATTACTTAAAATGGCAGGTATTGCACAACGTGCTGCTTCTATCAATGCAAGTGCAGGTAATGAATTAATTAATATGGATGAAATTAACGCTTTACTTGAAGATCAAAAATCAATACAAGAGGAAAGTCAAAAATTACTTGAGCAAACCCCTATGATACAAATAAATCAGTAAAGTATGAAGTTTACTATTGGATCTGCTAATTCATTTAAAGGAGTAGGTGGAAATAATTTTGCTACTAATTTTACTAATTTTGGAGAAGTTGGAAGGGTTTATGGTGTTGTTACTACTGAAAATACTCCTACCAAAAAAATGTTTGAAGAAGTAGGGGGTTTTAGTGGTATAGGCACAATTTTTTATAAAGATTATTTAACCTCTACTGCTATAGCTGGTTTACCTACTGATGATGAGTTTTTAAGTTCCTGTAAAAAGGCTAAACCTAAATTTCCTAATTTTCAATATTACCCTATACGAGGAGAATTAGTATCATTAGAAAATCTCCCTTCCCCTTCAACACAAGATATTAGAAACTCCATTCAGGCTTATTATACTATTTTTAATTTATGGAATAATCCTCAACAAAATGCTCAACCTGCAAACGATGATGCTAGTTTAGGACTTACTTTCCTTGAAAATCCTAATATTAGGCCTTTAATTCCTTTTGAAGGAGATCATATAATAGGGGGTAGACAAGGATCTTCTTTAAGATTTAGTACTACTACTAAACTATTTAATAACCTAAATGAATGGAGCGCTATAGGAGGTGAAAATGATCCTATTACTATTTTAACTAATGGATTAGATTTTGACTCTAAAAAACAATACTATGTTGAACAAATAAATAAAGATGATTCTTCCATTTATTTAACTTCAACTCAAAAAATACCATTACAAACAAATAAAACAGGTACTTTAAATAATCTAACTAATCCATTAAATGCACCTGATTATTTTAATTCTCAAGTAATATTAAATGCCGATAGAATTACTTTAAATTCTAAAAAGGATGAAGTAATGATATTTGCAAAAACAAACGTTGAAATAAATACTAAAAATATTATTAATTTAAACGCTGATGAAAGGGTACATTTAAACAGTAATAGTATATTTTTAGGCCCCTATGATGCAAATAAACCAGCCCAACCTCTTCTTTTAGGAGATAATACTTATGAATTATTAGAATCTTTACTTGATAGTTTATATAATTTAGGTATTTCCCTTTCTACAGTTATAGGTAGCCCAGAAGGAGCTCCTGCTGTAGATATAAATAATGCTGCTGGGAGTTTATTAAATGATTTGGATAGAATTAATGATAAACTGGGAGGAATTTTATCACAACAAAACTTTACAGTTTAATGGCTAATAATTTAAATGTATCTTCTGTAATTTCTCCTGATATTTTAAAAACAATATCTACATCTACTGCTATAAAAACTTTAGGAAATCAATTAATTGATCAAAATAAAGAAAAAATCATATCTACTTCCTTAGGAAAAGTACAACAACTTACAAATCAGATAGCAGAAATTGTTATATTAGAACAAAAAGTAGAACTTAACCATAATGCAGAATTAAAACGTCTAGATAAGCTCCTAAAAGAAAAACAAATAACTCAGGAACAATATGATGAAGCTGTAAAGATAGAAAATGCAGCTTACAATGAAAAAAGAAAAGATTTAGAACAGTTAAGGATAAAATTAGAAGAAGATAAAAAAAATATTATTAAGGATCCTTTTCGTAAAATAAAAGAAAAAGCAAACGCAAGAAAACTTAGAAGAGCTAAAAGAAAAAGTAGAACTAAAGCTGAAAAAGCTAAAGCAAGAAGAGATTTAGCTAAGAAAGTAATTTCTAATGCTGCTAAAACTTTAGCCCCTATTATAGCCTTACAGTTAGCAAATCAATTTGCTTCTATTATATCTCAAAGAGCAAAATTAGAAGTCTTAGTAGACCAAGTTAACGCCTATATAGACCAAGCTAATACCCCAGATACAGTTGCAATCGCTACAAACCTAAGAAATAATACTATTGCTTTAATTAACAATACTATTAATAAATTAACAAATCTCCAAAAAACTTTAGGTCTTATTAGTGTGTCTTTAACTATATTTAATACATTAATACCATTATTAAATAGATCGGCTCCATTAACTGTAATAGGTACTCCACCCGGAGTTCCTATTGTTACTATGACAGTACATGATGAAATTAGAAATAAAAAACAAAGACTTGAAAAACTAGTATCTGCATTAAGTGCTGTATTAGCTATTGCTACTATAGCTTTAACAAATGAAATTGAAAAACTTAATGAATTAATATTAAGGTTAAAAGATGTTAATTTAGATGGACTAGACCAACAACAACTAACAGATTTAACATCTAGTATATATAATAATGTTGATAATTTTCCTCCCTATAAAGGATTTACATTTAAAATTAAAGAAGAACAAAACCAAGCATTTGTTGTAAAAGGTAATAAACGCCGCTATGCTGTTGCTATTGATCGTGATGGAGTAGAAGTACTTAAAAGTGAATTATCATTTACTTTAGATCCTAATGATTTAGTAGAACAACTAAAACTAATTATTGATCAACGAAATTTACAAGGATAAAATATTTATAATTATGAATACTAAAGCATTTAAAAGATTAATTAAAGAAGCAGTAATTGATGCTATTCATGAAGAATTACCTTATATTCTTGAAGAGCACATGGCTAAACAAGAAAAAAAAGCATTGCGTGAAAATAAAACATTTAATTACACCAGCAATGATATAATACCCGGTAACCCAGATGTTAGATCATCATTGCGTGCTAAAATGGGTGAAGCTTTTGGATTTCAACAACCTCAACCTAAATTAGAAGTAATCGATGCTATTGATGAAAATACAGGAGAACGTATAAATCCATTTGCTGCCTTTTTAGCCGACTCAGCAGCTAATATGACTCCTCAAGAAAGAGCAGGACTTAAAAATTTAGGATAATATGCCAATACCTCAAACAATACGTGTAAATCCGTTAGATTTACAAAAGAATATTGCTATTGGGGTATCATTACCTTTTAATGGACCTGGGGTGTTTAATAGTACATATACTACTAAGGATCAAATAAAATCAAATCTACTTAATCTACTCCTAACTGAAACAGGAGAAAGAATAATGAATCCAGGATTTGGCACTATTTTAAAAAGATTCTTATTTGAAGGAATTACAGAAAATAATATAGAATTTTTAAAAAATAGTTTAATAGATAACATAGCAATTTATATTCCTGATATAACAGTAACAAATATTACTATAACCCCAGAATATGATTCTAATACAATAAATTTAAGTGTTGATTATATATTAAATATATCTCAAACACCCGATCAAGTAACAGTACAATTTCAATAATAATGGCTAACGAGGACAAAAATATATCATACTTAAATAAAAGCTTTACAGACTTTAAATCAGCATTACAACAATATGCCAAAACCTACTTCCCAACAACATATAATGACTTTTCAGAATCAACCCCTGGAAATTTATTTATTGAGATGGCTTCTTATGTAGGTGATGTTATGTCATTTTACTTAGATACTCAAGTACAAGAAAATTTTCTATTATATGCTAAAGAAAAAGAAAATCTATATGCATTATCTTATGTAATGGGTTATCGTCCTAAAGCATCTTATGCCTCAAGTACTATTGTAGATATATACCAATTAATGCCTGCTGAAATATTTGCAGGTACTACAAATCCTCATTATGATGTTTATGGTTTAATAATACCTTCTAATACCGTATTAACCTCAACTAGTACAGGTACTAAATTTATAACAACCCATCAAGTTGATTTTTCAGACCCTAAAAATGCTGAGGTTACTTTTATAAATAGCAATACATATTTAGTTAAAAAATCAGTCCCGGTAATATCAGCTGAGTTAAAATCAACAGTTTTATCTTTTACTGGTAATCAAAAATTTGCTACTAGCAATATTACTGATACTAATATATTACAAATAATTAATGTTACTGGTAGTGATGGAAATTTTTGGTATGAAGTACCCTACCTAGCTCAATCTACTGTATTCCAAAAAATATCAAATCCAAATTATACTACTGATCAGGTACCTTATTTATTACAATTACAGAGGGTACCTAGACGTTTTGTTTCTAGAATTTTATCTGATAATACATTACAATTAGAATTTGGAGCAGGATTATCAAAGGATAAAACAGACTCCCAAATTATTCCTACACCTGATAATATTCAAACAGGAGTAGTTCCAGAAATTTCATTACTAACTAATAATTATAATGAGGCTTCTGTAATGTTTACTCAAGAATATGGATTAGTTCCTTCTGGTTCTTTAACTGTAAGTTATTTAGTTGGAGGAGGAATTACATCTAATGTGCCTGCTAATGATTTAACTATTATAGATACATCTGGGGTTTATTTTAAAAATGGAGATCCGGGAGGTGCATTATCTATTACTGTTTTAGATAGTGTAGTATCAAATAACCCAATTCCTTCTACAGGAGGAAGAAATGGAGATACATCAGATGAAATTAGACAAAATGCTTTATATTCTTATTCTACTCAACTAAGAGCAGTAACTAAAGATGATTACATTGTTAGAGCATTATCTATGCCTTCTGATTATGGAACAGTAGCTAAAGCCTATATATCTCAAGATTTATATCAAAATCCTCAACAAACGGTAGCAGTAACACAACAGAATAATTCTTTAGCATTAGATTTATATATTTTATCTTATACTTCTGGTAAGCAATTAACTACGGCATCTACTACATTAAAAAATAATTTAGTAACTTATCTTAACCAATATAGAATGGTTACTGATGCTATTAATATCAAAGATGCTTTTTATATTAATATTGGAATAAATTTTGATATTACTATTCAAAGTGGATTTTCAAACAAAGAAGTGCTAACAAATTGTATATCCACTATAAAAGATCATTTTAATATTGATAAATGGCAAATTAATCAACCTATTATTTTATCAGATATTACATCTAAATTATTACAAATTAGAGGAGTACAATCCGTGGTTAAATTAGAAATAACAAATAAACAAGATAGTACTAATGCTACATATTCTCAATATGGGTATGACATAGCAGGAGCTACCCGCAACGGAAACATATATCCTTCCTTAGACCCTGCTATATTTGAAATTAGATATCCAGACACAGATATACAAGGTAGAGTAGTAGTAGTTTAATTTTTACATAAAATAGACCTATAGTTACTATATTTATATGTAGTAATTACTAATTATGGCTGTTTATAAAATATTTCCTGAAAAAAGCGCTACCCTCTATTCATATTATCCTTCTACTAATACAGGATTAGATGAAATTATAGAAATAAGTACCTTTTCTTCTATAAATGAAACTAACGAAGTATCTCGAGGTATCATCAAATTTCCATCAGATCAAATATCTGACATAATTACTAATAAAATTAGTGGAAGTAGTTTTGACGTTTATTTAAAAACATATTTAGCTAATGCTTCTGAAATTCCTTTAAGTTATACTATATTTTCCCATCCCTTATCTAAAAATTGGGATATGGGTACGGGAAGATTTGGTAATTCTCCAACCACTATTGATGGAGTTAGTTGGGCTTACACAGATCAATCAGGAAGCATAGCATGGATTAATGGAGCATTTGCATCAGGAACAACGGGATCATACGATATAAGTGGATCTACAGGTGGAGGCACATGGTATACTAGTTCAAATTACCAATCTACTCAATCATTTACTAATTTATCTTCAAAAGATATTGAAATCAAGGTAACTAATACTGTATTGGCTTGGAATAGTGGATCCATACCTAATTATGGTTTTATATTAAAACATTCATCCTCTTTAGAATTTACTACAGCTTCTAAATTTGAACTTAAATATTTTTCAGGTAATACCCACACTATTTATCCACCTGCTCTTGAATTTAGATGGAATGATTCATCATATAACACAGGATCTTTAAATGTTGTAACTTCAAGTTTATTTGCTCTTACTTTAGGTAACAATAAAGGAGAATTCCAACAAGACTCAATTCAGCGTTTTAGAGTAAATGTTAGAGATATTTATCCTTCTATAGCTTTTAGAACTTCTATAAGTTATGCTAATTCAAAAGCATTACCTTCTTCTTCATATTGGTCAATAAAAGATTTGGATACTGAAGAAATTATCGTAGATTATGACACAAATTATACTAAAATTAGCTGCGATGCTAATGGTAATTATTTTGATGTTCACATGAATGGACTCGAACCAGAACGCTATTATAAATTACTTATTAAAGCTGTTGTAGCTGATAAAGAAGTAATTGTATCAGACAAAGATTATATTTTTAAAGTTATAAGATAATGTCTCAAATACCTATTCAAAAACTGGTATATGATAAAAATACATATAGTAGAGTTATCAATACCCAATTTAGTCAATTAATAAATCAATCAACTGATGAGGAACAACTTTCTTTTACAGTAGATGATTTTTTTGAGCTATATGATCAGGTATTTTATCAAATTCCTAAAGAAGGAGATACTAATTCTCATCAATATATTTTACAAAGAGAGGCTGATTATTTAGGTATTAGTATAAGCCAAGATGATATTCAAGCATTATTAAATGAAATAACATCTTTAAGACAACAAGTACTTGATGCACAAACAACTATAAACGAATTGACTAAAAGATAATGGCAGGTAATATTAAAATAGTAGGTGAAATTTTAAATACTCAACAAGTATCTCGTTATGATTCTGATGATACTAATCTGCTTTCCCCCATATTATTAAAAGAAGATTTTGGCAACCCAAATGATTATATTGAATATTTTGTTTATGATGCCGGAGGTAATCTTTTAAATTTAAATTACAGTTATAAAGATTTTAAATTACCTACTACTTATGGTCAAACTCCTGGAAATTATAATGACATCTCTACAGGAGTTATTTCAAACTATGATTCTCAGTCATATTCTACTTTACCTATTATAGAAATAGACCCAGTTAAGGATCTCCAAAATTTAGGATACACATCAGGAGAATTTAAAGTTCAATATAATTTTTTTAATAATAAAATTTCTGATTCATCTCAAGCAGGTTTATTTTTAAAAGAAATATCAGCTGATAGAACGGAATTGAGAATTGGTTCTACTACACTAACAAATGAACAAATTGAAAGTGGATCCTTATCATTAATAAATGAATATAGTTCATCTGCTTATTTTACAGAATATTTACTTAATTTTGGAAATAATACCCAAGTAATAGCTGTTAACACAGCATTAAATAAAGTTGAATCTGGATACGAAATCTTATTTAAGCTATACCAACCTCTACCAGATATTGTTAATGATAAAGTAACATTATGGGTTGTAAAAGAAAAGGTTAATCCTTATTCTTTTGATATTAATTTAGATAAATTAATTACTCCTGATCCTGGTCCTCAATTAAGAGGTCCTAATTTTGCAATTGAAACTCCTAATAAAAACAATATAGGTACTTCATACCAAACTTATGGTACTGTATTAAGTGATCTAAATATATCTTCTTCATATCAACAACTTTTAAGTTTAATAACTTCTCAAAGTATTGATATTAATACTGATTATTCAAATTTTAGCAATTTTGTATTTTTTAGCTCAGCAAAACAAAGAGTTGTTAATTTTTATAATAAAGTAAAAGAAATTGAAGATTATAATAATAATATATCAATATACACTCCTTTAACTTCTAGCAATCCTAGTGTAATATATAATTACAATTCCGCTACAGCTAGTATTAATAATATTATAGCTAATTTTGATGGGTTTGAATATTATTTATATTTTGAAAATGAATCGACTTTAACTTCATCTTTAGAATATGGTATAACCCCCTATCCTAAATCAAACTCATCAAAACCCTATATTCTATATTCAACATCTTCTATTTCATCTTCAGTTTGGTTTAATCAAGCAACTTCTAGCGCTGATGAGTGGGATGACTACAATCAGAATAAACTGACATATACTGTTCCTTCTTTTATAAAAGATGATGGAAATAATGAACCATACCTTAACTTTCTTGATATGGTTGGACATTATTTTGATAATATATGGATTTTCTTACAAGCTGTTACTGATGTTAATTTAGCAAATAATAATTTAGAAAAAGGAGTTTCTAAAGATTTAGTATATTATGTACTACAATCTCTAGGGATTAAATTATATAATCAATATGGAGATTCAGATAATAGTTTATTTTTAGTAGGACAAGATAGTGGTAGTATTAATTTTGATAATAATTTTACATACACTGGTTCTTATTTAAATAATGTTCCTCGTAAAGATTTACTCGCTGAAACATATAAACGCATTTATCATAATTTACCTTTATTATTAAAAACTAAAGGTACATCTTACGGATTACAAACATTAATATCTACTTTTGGTATTACTAGTAGTGCTTTAGTAGTAAAAGAATATGGTGGTGACCTAAAATCTAATACGTTAGATGAATTTAATAATGATAAAATAAGAATAGTAAATAATCAAATTACAGGTAGTGTTCTATCACCATATATTAGTTTAAGATATTTTCCTACTGCTTCTACTTCATTTAGGACCAATGACTTACAGTATGTAGATATATCTTTTTCTCCTCAAGATAAAATTGATATATATACTTCTGCTTCTGTAGTAGCATCAAATCCAACTTGGAGCATAGATGATTTTATAGGAGATCCTAGATATCTATATAGTAGTTCTTATGCTACTTTAGAAGTTGAAAGAAATACTTATTTATCTCCTCTTATTTCTTCATCAATACCATTTACAGGATCTTCAGCTAGTGGAACTATAGGAGCTACCAATTATAATGACTTTATCCGACTAATTCAATTTTTTGATAATTCATTATTTAAAATGTTACAAGATTTTGTTCCTGCAAGAACAAGTCTATCAACAGGTATTACTATTTCGTCTCCAATACTTGAAAGAAATAAATGGTCATATGCTAATCCTTCTGATTCATCTAAAGTAGATTTAAAAGATGGAATTATAAGTGGTCCTACAATTGGAACAGAATATAGTAAACTTTTCAATTGTACTTGCTGCCTCCCAGGAAATAAAATTGCTTATTATAATGGTGAAATAACAGGAAGTTATATAAATGTATATAATTATTTTATTAGTAATAGCTTTAACCCATACCTTCAACCTACATCTAGTCTAACTACATCGAGTATATATGACTTTATCCACTCAGACTATAATACATTATTAAATAATGTGTCTAGCAGTAGATTATCTGCTACTAGACAAAATATAGAATATGTTTATGGTACAACACAAAGTATAATATCACCTGCTCAGTTACAGGATTCATATGAATCTTTAAGGACACATCAATTATCGCGCTATGAAGGTACTAAATTATTTAGTTTAAAATATAATACATACAGTAGCGCTTCTGCTACCTATACAGGAGATGTTTCATTTGGCAAAACAGCAGCCATCGATAAAAATGTCCGCAAAATAGGGCTATTCACAGAAATATCCGCATCTCAATATTTACCTGGTCGTAATAAAGTTGCTTTAAAATATCTTGTAGATGAATTTGGAGGACTAACAGAATTAAACCAGCAAAACTCTCATTGGCATGAAATACAAAATACATTTATAGCTAAAAATACACTAAATGTATCTTTATTTGATAATCAAAAGTTTTCAAACCAAAAAAATACAGACGGAAGTAAATTTATTTTTAACAGTGGATATTCTTATTATCCTATAATGTATTTTACTGGATCTTGTACAGGAAATCAAAGAGTATATTTCCAAAACCAAACAACCCCTAATAGTTTCTTAGCAACTGCTAATAATGGTACTATACCTAGAACTATAAGCGGTTCCGGAACTCCATCATATCCTGTATCTAGTAATGGAATAATTTTTAAATTATTTGATAATGTAACAGCAGGTTCAGATTATCTTACAGGAGGATTATCAAATAATTCTGCTTCCTATGTTGTTCAAGAAAGTGGAGATCATAGAGTAGATGCTAGTTTTGATTTAGCAGTTAATTTTCCTGAGGGAGATGGAGGTTCAACAACTTTTACTCTTAAATTACTTAAAAATAATTCCCCAGTAGCATCACAACCCCTTACTTATACCATAACCAATAATGCTACTGCTTCTGCAGGGGTGTTAACACTGTATTCACCTACTTACCAGGCATCTCAGCTTACTTCAACTCCGGTAATTAGCACTAAACCAGTACTAGTAGGAGGATTTAATTATCCAATAGGTACTACTTTTTACAAGTGGGATTATTATTTATTTACAGGAAGTGGGTATCCAACTTGTAATCTTCAAGGATTTGATACTTGGTATAGTCTTGGAGATTGGTATATAAATGATGGAGGAGTTGATTCTTGTTATTATTTTAATATAGTTCAACCAAATGGAGCTTTTTACTATATACCTGACCTTGAAACTCCATCTGCTGCAGTTACAAGAAGTTTTAGTATTAGTAGAGGATTATCTAATCCTGTTAATGTTGCCCAAGGAGATATTATATCTTTAGAATTATCTCAATCTGGTTTAACTACATCAAACTATACTGCTTCTTTATCTGCTGGAAGTTTATCAATAAGTTCATTATCAATTACAACAGGATATACTTCAACTACTTGCCCCTACTTTAATTCAGGCTCTATATCAGCTTCTATAGCAGCTGGAAATAACAATATTATTGTTTTTAGTAGAGGATTAAGTGATTTTCACGATGGTGGTTATACATTTAACCCTAACCCCCTTACTGGTTCTCAAAATAGCTTATATAATATTTACGGTGATGTAGATTATGAATTTACTATTAATCCTCAAGATATTATAATAACATATCTATCAGATAATACTTATGCTGAGTCAACTGTAACAAGTGTAACTTCCATAGTAAGTGCTAGTATTGATTTAGTACAAATTGAAATAGATAACCAAATGTCAGAATTACAAAGAAACAATCTAATGTCTGGGTCCTATCAAAAATTCTTAGTATTAAAGAGAGTAGAAGACGAGACTAATGCTTATTTAACCTTTCCAAAACGTGATGGTAAAACTTCATATGGTTTTGCAATTCCTGAAAATATAGCCCCTGATTTCTTAGCTAATATAGATACTATTACTAAGGAAGTAAAACAAAAATTATTAGCAGATCAACAAGGAACAACAGTATAATAATAAACCTGAATTTTTAATATATTTATAGTATATACAATAGAATAATATGGCAATTTTAAATCCTACAGTAATAACAGTAGATGCAATACTAACCACAAAAGGCCGTGAATTGTTGGCTCGTAATGATGGTTCATTTCAAATCACTCAGTTTTCATTAGCTGATGATGAAATTGATTATACCTTATATAACCCTAATCACCCATCTGGTTCTGCATTTTACGGTGAAGCAATTGAAAACACTCCCGTATTAGAAGCATTTCCTAATGAATCACAGATAATGCGCTATAAATTAGTAACTCTGCCTCGTGGTACATCTAAGCTACCAGTTATTAATTTAGGATATAACAGTATTACATTACGTCAAGGGGCTTCACTTACAATTACTCCTCAAACTCTTAATTATTTGGGTTCTACAAGTACCTTTGAAGCTAATGGATATACTGCTACAATTGCTGATTCTCGTCTAGTATCTTCATTTACAGGAACTGGTATTACAACTACAACTCCTGTTTCTGGATTAAATACAACAACAGGAACTGTATTATCAGTAACTCAAGTTGGTACTTCATTTACTTTAACTGGTACTACAATTAATATACTATTTGGTTCTACATTAACATCATTAGCTACTACAATTACTGTAATAGGTAGAGATAGTGGTGCTAGAGTTACAATTCCACTTAACGTTCAAAAAGTATCAACAATATAATTTAACATATGTCATTCGTAAGATATAACACAGAAGATTCAGTAATTAGCTCCGAAACCGTAGTGCGTGGTTTGTTTTTATCTAATAACGGAGATAGTAATTTTATAAGCAGCTATTTTACCTCAAGTAACTACACTTCATCTGAGTACTATCTAGATGTATATAATAGTGACCCTTTAGTATCAGGATCTGTACAATTCAGCATCCAGTTTGGTAACCTATTCGGATCTGGTTCTAAAGTAATTAATACAAATGTTGCTGCTGGAGGTTATACTCCTTCTCGTGTTGTATATGGTGAATATAGAAATTTAGTTTACGGAACTGAAACCCAAAACTTTACATTTGATAATGGAGCTACTTCTGGTAGTCAAATTTTTGTACTTAATTTTTCTCGTACTCGTTATAAAGAATCTTTATTACCTGGTTCTTTTAATTTAACATTAAGTAGTGGAAGTGGTGGTGCTGCTAGAACAATTTATTTAACAGACGATAGTGGTACAACAGGTTTGACTCGTTTTATTGGTGAAAATAGAGTATACTATGTTATTAGTGGAAGTAATGGGGTTGGATATAATTCGGCTGCTTCTGCTTCTTACTATGGAATGATGTTTCCTGATCTTAACATTATTATATTAAATGCTACTTCCGGATCTTCAACATCTATACTACCCTATGTTACTGGATCAAGTGCTAATCTAAACCAAGCAACATCCTCAGCAGTATACAACTACTCCAGATTATACAGTTCAATAGCTTCAGGATCAGCAATAAGTAGTTTTACCCTGAAATCATCAGAAACTGTTTCTTCACGATATTTCTTTACACGTGTAAAAAATAGTGATTTTAATTATACTACTAATCCTTCTATTATAGATGCTAATGGTAATTTGCTATATAGTACATTAATTAATAATCCTCAAACATACATTACAACAGTAGGTATGTATAATGATAATAATGAGTTAGTAGCAGTAGCTAAATTAAGTAAACCATTAACAAAAGACTTTACAAAAGAAGCCTTAATTAGAATCAAATTAGACTATTAATGCATGTCTTCATTCAAAAAGTTAAGCAAATCAGACGTTACGGTTGTACCTTACCATGCTAATAAGCAGTGGAATTTATCTTATTGTCCTTATCCCACCTCTTCTGAATATGTAATCATATATAAGGGCACTAACCTTACAGGTTCTTTTTCTTCTGATTATGATTTAGTAACAGAAGGACAATATGAAAGGCTAGTTTATCGCGAAATAAATCATTTATTTTATCAAAACTATTCTGCTTCTTTAGATACTTCATCTCTAATGAATTCTATCTACTATGAATCAGCTTCTCAACAAAGACCAACTTCATCATATTTTATATATAATGATAGCTCCAACTTAATTAAGAATTTCCCTACAGGAGCTATGGAAAGTATTCGTGTATTAGCTATTAATCAAAATATATATAGCAACAAAGTATTACCTTATCATTTTCAATTATCTTCATCTGCATATTTTGTAACTGATGATGGATATGGAAATTTAATAGACTTAAGATCATCATTAAATCGTAAATATTTTGTAAATGGATTTTTTGATGCAGAATTATATTTTCTTGATTCTGGATCTGAAAGTGACACCCCTGTAGGAAACATATTTTATGCCCATGGATTAGCAATAATAACTAATCAGGACTATCAATACATGTTTCCTCAAACTCCAATAGCTATAAATGATAGTGCTTCTTTCCTAACTACCACATCTCCCAAAACAATATCAGCGTCTTTAAATGATTATGCTAGAAGTGGAACTTTAAATACAAGTTCTATTTTGTTATCGGGTAGTATTAGTGGTTCTGGATATTCTTGGGCAACTTCAAGTAATGGTACTGTTGTATTAACAACTACAACTCCTGGTACTTATAGTGTATATTATACTGTAGGAGCGGATATGGCTGCTTCTGATTGTCCTATTAATTTAAGAAGCAATAAAGCAAAAATAACAGCTTATGTTAAACCTGAGTGTTATTTAATAGGAAATGTATCTCAATGTAGTGGAGTATATATTATTACTTTAACAGCAGTAGGTGCTAATGCTGGTCCTTTTGATATATATACTAATGTTGATGGATTTTGTAATCCAATAAGAACAAGTATTTCAAAATCAAATCTATTAACAGGATATAATGTAACTTCTTATCTTCCTAGTGGTGTTACTACAATTAGAATTAAATCAACCGGAGCTTGTTTGAACTATGTAGATCTTTCTATAACAAATTGTACAACAACAACTACTACAAGCACAACAACTACAACTACTACACTACCACCAGGAGAAACAACTACTACAACTAGTACAAGTACGACTACAACAACAACAACTTTATCCCCAGGGGAAACAACTACAACAACTACTACTACCACAACAACAACTACTAGTACAACTACAACTACTACAACTCAAGAACCTAATTTGTTCCTTGTATATGAACCAGGTGCTGGAGTTGGAACACAAACTTGGAAAGTATCTTATACTAGTGGAATTGGAGGCAGTGATGTTGTACAATTGACAGCTACTACTGGTTCTTCTCAAGTTACAGCTAGTGTATACAATGCAGGTCCATTAGGAGCTACAAATCTCTTTACTTCTCTTTATACTAGTGTATTAAAAACATCAAATGGAGGAGAAGTAAGCGATGAAACATCTATTAGTCTATATATAAGTTCATCTACAGGATGGGAAATCGTTCCTGGTTCTAAAGCATTTAGCGCTGGAGAGTATGCTACAGGAAGTGGAGGCGCTGGAAGTTTTGTAGATATAACTGCTGACTTTGGTAATCCTACATTTAATCCTGGAGATAAAATAAAAGTATATATTCAAGAAGGATAATAATTTGGAAATAATAAAAAAATAAATTATATTTAGGTTATGAAGAATTTACGTTATATTTGTGTCCAACCAAGACTACTTTATTATGCTTGGCAGGTTGAAGTCATGATTAATAATTTTATTAAACATGGAATTAATCCAAACAACATTGATATTTTAGTTGCTTGGAACCCCGATGATTTAACTACATCAGTACAAGCAAATGTTGATGCTTGGGACAAATTAGCAACCCATTACAGCAATGTTAGATTTTTCTTCTATCAAGATACTAGAGAACAACCTATACATTATATTTCATCTGTACGTCCTAATATATTAAAACAACATTTTCAAGCTTATCCTGAATTAGAAAATGAAGTAATTTTTTACCATGATTGTGATGTTATACTAACTAAACAACCAAACTGGGATAAGTTTCTTCATGATAATATTTGGTATTTAAGTGATACTAATCACTACATTAATTATGATTACATTATGTCTAAAGGATATGATGTATATAGTAAAATGTGTGAAATAGTAGAAATACCCGAAATTATTCCTAAGCTAATGAATTCTAATTCAGGGGGAGCTCAATATATTTTAAAAAACATAAATGCAGATTATTGGGAAAAAGTAGAAAAAGATAGTGAACAACTATTTTACCAAATAACTCAACTCAATAACCAGAAAAAAATAGCAGATCCTAACCACCATGAATTACAAATATGGTGTGCTGATATGTGGGCGGTACTCTGGAATGGGTGGTTATTGGGAAATGAAACTAAAATAGTACCTGAAATGGATTTTAGTTGGGCTACTGATACTAAAAATCGCTGGGATGAAACAACTATATTTCATAATGCTGGTGTTACAGGTGATGGAGTTCATTTTTATAAAGGAATATATCAAAACCAATTACCATACAATATAGAAGATACATTTGATGAACGATTTTGTTCCAAATTATATTTTAACGAAATAAAAGAAACAGCTAAAAAAACATGTTTAATATAAAATGGAAAAAATAATACACCAAATATGGATAGGGCCATATGAAATACCAAATATGGAAAAATATTTTATAAACCTTACTAAAGAAAAAAACCCAGATTTTAAATATATTTTATGGACAAATGATAATCTTCCTGAACTACATCCTAATGTAATAGAGCGAATGAATTTCTTTTCTCAAGAGGAAAATTATGCATTAGCAGCAGATGTATTGCGAATAGCACTTGTACGAGAATTTGGAGGAATATATTTAGATGTAGATTGGCAGTGCCATAAAGGACTACAGGATTTAAATCTAGAAAAACATGATGGGTTTATAGGTTATCATACCGATTACACCTCAGGTAATGAAGTATTTGGAGGGTCTGCTAAAATAGGTTTTATAGAACATCTATATCAAAAAATGCTTAATTCCCACTCTAATGAAGCTTTTATGCCTTATTGGTTTAATAGTAATTTAAGAGAATATCTAAATGTTGTTGATACATGGAATAGGGAAAATTTTACCCCTGATGAATTTGAAAAACATACTTTAAATTTTCTAGATAAAGCAAAACAAAAAGAAATTTTAGCTTTAGCTAGGCATGGTGAATTTGACACAATATATTTTTCCCATCATGCTTTATATTCATGGGAACCAACCCATAAAAAAGCCTTTAAAGAAGGAAATATTAACTACAAAGAAGAATATTGCAAAATAACAGGATATAATAAATAATAAAAAACATGAAACCCGAAACAGGAAGAAACAATTCTTTTTTAAAAGTAATAGAAATTTTAGAACAAACTTATTCTCAACCAATTACTATTGTTGAGACAGGATGTATAAGAAATACAACTGAGGAAAGTAAGTTTGGTGATGGATGGAGTACTTTAAATTGGGACTATTATGCTAAAAAAACTAATTCTAAAGTTTATGTAGTTGACATAGATCAAAATCATCTAAATAAGTCTATGGAAATAGTACCCCCTAGTGAATTTGTAGAATATACAAAAGATGATTCTATAAACTATTTACAAAATTTTGATAAAAAAATAGATTTATTATTTACTGATAGCTATGATTACTGTGGTGATGAGGAAAATATCCGCAAATGTCACAATCATGCTTTAAATGAAATTACAGCAGCTTGGGATAAACTAAAAGATCATTGCTTTATATTAATAGATGATGTATTTAATGATCAATGGGATGGAAAGGGAAAATTATCAATTCCTTACCTTTTAGAAAATGGATTTGAATTAGTTTATTTTATTGATTCACAAGTATTATTAAAAAGATAAAATATGATTGAAATAATAGACTATATTCCTACTGAAAGAGACAATCCAAAAGTAATAACAAATATACCTACTGCTTGGGGAGATATCCCAACTATATTAAAGGATTTAATTTTAAAATTCAATATCAATACTAAAAAAGCCCTAGAATTTGGAGCCCAATATGGATATTCCACCTCAGCTTTAGCAAATTATTTTGAAGAAGTTATAGGAATAGACACTTTTACAGGAGACATTCATGCCGGGATAGAAGATAATTTTTTTGAAAAAACTAAAAATAATCTAATTGAATATCCTAATATAAAATTAATAGAATCTTCCTATCAAGCCTATATTTTAAATAAAACAGAAAAATATGATTTAATTCATATAGATATAGTTCACACATATGAAGACACATACAAATGTGGAGAGTGGGCAGTGCAAAATTCAGATGCTGTTATATTTCATGATACTGAGTCTTTTATTGATGTTAGAAGAGCCTGTATTGATTTAGCAAGTAAATATAATTTTGCTTTTTATAATTATAGACAATCTCATGGTTTAGGGATTTTAATTAAAAAATAATGAATATATTATTGCTTACTTCTTGTAATAGAATAAAACAAATTTTACTATCTCTTTCTATAAATGCTCAAATTATTAAACAAAATTTTAGTGCTATAATTGTAGATAGTTCTACTCCTGGTAGAAAAGTAGAAGAAATATGTCAAGAACATGATAATGAAGATCCATATAATTTTGTAAAACCTTATAATTATTGCTCTGATATTTCATTACTATATGAGGCTCATCAATATTTCCCTAATATAGAACAATTTAAAATTATACACTATTCCCCCAGATTAAATAAACAAAGAGGTGAATCTACATCAATCGCATTAGGATTAACTCAAGCAGCACTAATGGGAAATATAAGAGTACAAGGAGAAGAAAATTACTGCTTAAAAATCACAGGAACATCTATACTAAAATATAACATCATTTCAGAACTTCCTTCTTTATTAAATGAAAAGGATTTAATTACTTGGCATCGAGCAAATATAGGAGGACCACAACGATCTACTAGAATATTTGGATGCAGACCAAAACCTATATCTAAATTAATTTTAGATTATGGTTGGGATTATTTTATAGATGATGTATATTTTATGGAAGAAAAATTAGCCAAAATATCTGAAGAAGTACCTGTAAATAGACTAAATTATACAGGTACTGATGAAAATAATATATTACTAGAAGGAGGAATGGGACTAACTCAAGAACAAGGAAGAACTAAAATAACCCAATTTATTAATGAAAATAATATTGATACTGATGCTACTCCTTACTTACAAGAATTTATAAATGGGGGTATATGGTAATATTAATTACAGGATATAAAGGTTTTATAGGTAAAAATTTATCTAATCAATTTATTTCTAAACTTGGTATAGGAGAAAACTATGATAAAGAATATATTGAAAATTTTCTTAATATAAATAACCCCGATGTTGTATTTCATGTAGGAGCATGCTCCGATACTTTAAACACTGATATTAATTACATGATGGAGAAGAATTACCTTTCCACCAAATGGATTACTGATTGGTGCTCTAACAATAATAAAAAAATTATATACTCTTCCTCAGCTGCTGTATATGGATCAGACGGTAAACAACCTTCAAATTTATATGGGTGGACTAAATTATTAGGTGAAGATTATGTTGTATCTAAAGGAGGAATTGCTTTAAGATATTTTAATGTTTATGGGCCTGGAGAAGATCATAAAGAAAAAATGGCTTCTATTATATATCAAAATTGGAATAAAAACAAAGTAAAACTATTTCCTGGGAATCCAAAACGTGATTTTGTATATGTTGATGATGTAATAAGTGCTAATTTATATGCTTTAGAACATTATGAATATTTAAAAGGTACCTGGTATGAAGTTGGGAGTGGAGAAAGTAATAAATTTGAAACCATATTTGATTTATTAAATACCCCTTATAATTACCTAGATGAATCTCAAATCCCAAAAGGCTACCAATTCCATACTTCTAGTAACCCAGAAAATTGGATGCCAGGATGGAAACCAAAATATACTTTAGAAGACGGAATAAAAGAATATAAAAAATACTTAAATGAAAAAAGTTAGTTTTGTTTGTACAACTTATAGAAGATTTACCTGTGTTGAGCGCATAGTAGCTCAATATCATGCTCAATCTTATCCTAATAAAGAACTAATTATCTTCAACACAGATGAAGAATATCCTTATTCTTTAGGATTTGAAGATGATTCTATTATAATTGTGAATAACAATATGAATTACCAAAACGGGTTTGATTATGAAAATAGAGGGCAAATCTGTAGAGATGCTGTAACTCACACTACTGGGGATTACTTTATGCTTGCTGATGATGATGACATTTATCTACCTTGGCACATGCAACAAGCAGTAGAAGGTATTGAAGAAATACAAACTGATGCTTGGAAACCAGAACAAAGTTTTTTTGCTGGGCATGATGGTGTACATATGGTAATGAATACTTTAGAAGCAAGTGTAATTGTTAAAATGGAAAGAATTAAAGAAATTGGTTTTAGGAGTGATTTAACTGGATATGAAGGATTAAGTTGGTATACTAAATTAAGAGATGAAAAACAATTAAATGAACATAATAAAAATTATGTACCTTCATATTGTTTTAATTGGAGTGATCCTCATGAAGTAGCAGGACATAAACAAAGCGGAGACATAAATAATCCTGATAATTTTAAAAATCACAAACTAGCTTCTAGAGATTATGCTGAGCGTCCTTTACTTAAAGATGTAGTAAATTTAGATGAAGTATATAAAAAATATTATGATTATTTACGTGATACTAAATCTCAATTTAATCAAGAATATTACAAAAGATATGCATCTCAATATTTATAATCATGGCTATAATTCATACAGGTTCTTTTTCTTTACAATTTAAAAATGAACATACTATATACGAAAATGAAGTTCGTTGTTTAGTAAAGGAAAGTGATTATAATTTATCATATAACCCAACACTAGTAAATGGTAATTATTCTAGTGGATCTTTAAAAGATTTTGCTACGGGTTCTGATTTTTATACTTATGCTACTACCATAGGATTATACAATGATAACAATGAATTATTAGCTGTAGCTAAATTTGGGAAACCAATAATGATGTCTCCTGACACAGACATGACATTTGTGGTTAAGCATGATAATTAAAATAAATTTATGAATGAATGGTTATGGCATCTTGATGATGGAAGTCTAGAAATATTTCCTGAAGATCAAATTAAAGATTATTATGGTTTTGTTTATATAATTACTAATTTGGAAACAAATAAGTTTTACATAGGTAAAAAAGCATTTACACATAATAAAAAGAAAAAACTTACTAAAAAAGAAATTGCTGAGCATACAGGTGCTGGTCGTAAACCAACTACTCGAGTTGATAAAGTAGATAGCGGATGGAAAAATTATTATGGCTCATCTAAAGAATTACTCGCAGATGTTAAATTATTAGGCGAAGATAAATTTCAACGTGTTATACTTAAGTTTGCTAAAAACAAAAAACAACTTACATTTTTTGAATTAGAGGAACAAATAATATATAATGTATTATTTAATGATAATAGCTATAATGATAACATAGCAGGTAAATATTTTCGTAAGGATTTTGCTTAGGCAAAATTATTTCGTATATTATGGTTATGGACAATACAGCTCTACTATTCCTAGCTGAATCAGTACTAGGTAAAGGACAATCTACAAGTAAAGGCAATTATGCTTTTAAATGTCCATTTTGTAGTCATCATAAAAATAAGATGGAAGTTAATTTACGTACAACAGCTAAACGTGAAAACTTTTGGCATTGTTGGATATGTGGTGCTAAAGGCAAAACATTACTTTCTCTATTTAAAAAAATAAAAGCACCTGCTAATAAAATAGCAGAATTAAATATATTAGTTGTTCCTGAAAATACTAAAAATATTGAAATAGGAACTTTACAATTACCTAAAGAATATATTTCATTGCTTGATCATGAACGTTTTGTAAAAGATAGAATAGCTCATATTGAATATAAACATGCTATTAAATTTTTATTAAAGCGAGGTTTAAATCAAGATGATATTGTAAAATATAATATTGGTTTTTGTAAAGAAGGTAAATATGAAGGTCGTATTATTATACCATCATATGATGAAGATAGAAAATTAAACTACTTTATAGCTAGAGATTATAAAGGTGAAACACCTCAAAAATATAAAAATCCACCGGTATCGGCTAAAGACGTTATTGGTTTTGAACTATATATCAATTGGAATGCACCTATTATACTTGTTGAAGGTATATTTGATGCATTGACAATTAAACGCAATGTTATTCCTTTATTCGGTAAAGTAATACATGGTAAACTAATGGAAAAATTAGTTAAAGCTTCTGTTGATAGAATTTATATTGCTTTAGATAATGATGCTAGGCGTGATGCTTTAAAACAAGCTGAAATGCTTATGTCATATGGCAAAGAAGTATACATGGTAGAAATGGAAGGTAAAGATGCTAACGAAATTGGTTTCGAAAACTTTTTAAACACAATTGAGCAAACAAAACCCCTGAATTTTCAGAGTTTGCTTGAAAAAAAATTACAATTATTATGATTGACAGAAATGCAAACATTATTAAGGACCCTAAAATAAAACGCATTGTAGAGTACAGCGAAGGAGACAAACAAGTAAATGTTTTAGATTCTCGCTTTTATAGACGAAATGACAAATACTATCCTTCAGTAACATCAGTATTAAATTATTTTCCTAAAAACCAATTTTTTCATAACTGGCTTAAAGATGTAGGGCATAATTCAGATATTATTGCTTCTAAAGCAGCAAGTGAAGGTACTCAAGTACATACTGCTATTGATCGTTTTTTAAATGGTGAAGAAATTAATTGGCTAGATGAAAATGGACGAGCCGAATATTCTCTTGAGGTTTGGAAGATGATTTTAAAATTTGCTGATTTTTGGAATACTCACAAACCAGAACTAATTGCTACAGAATACCATTTATTCTCAGATGCTCATGAATATGCAGGTACGGCTGACTTAATTGTTAAGTTAAACAATAAAGTATGGTTACTTGATATTAAAACATCAAATTCACTTCATACTTCTTATGGTTTACAATTAGCTGCTTATGCGATGGCTTGGAATGAAACACATAATCAAATAATTGAAGATACAGGTATATTGTGGCTTAAAGCATCTACACGTACCGAAGGTAAAGGTGATGCTGTACAAGGTAA